CAGCATTGCATTGATGCCACTATGGTTATCAAATCCAACTACGCCAAGCTCATCGTCCAGGTACTCGGTGATGCGAATGGTGGGGACAAGGATAAGGAATGAGCGACGCCCCTTCCGTTGATCCCACCCGCATCGAAAGCTTCTACCAGGAGCTTGCGTTGATGCAGATGGAACTCGATGCCGACCCCCTCGCGCTTGGTCCAAAGAGACTCAACGCAAAGACGGCTGAGTGTCGGGCGTTGCTCTCTCGTACTGAGAGGATCTTCTTGGAAATCTCCCAAGACCTTTACTGGTACAAGCGAGAGCATCGGAAGGCTCTTGCAGATTTTGAATTGGCTGTTCAGGAATTGATGGCGAACGACCCAGAGGTCCGTGCTGGTCGGAACATCACGGACCGAGAGGCGGTCGCTCACACGAAACTCCGTGTGGATAGGGAACGCATCAGCGTGCTCCAGTTCGCTTGTGAGGACTTGGAAGCCGTGCTGACTGTTGTCAAAACGAAACGCAACGACATCAAAGACATTGCGTCTCGTCTACGAGACCAGCTTAAGATTTGTCAGGAGGAAATAAGTCTTGGTGCGAAGTGGGCTAGGCCTGGTCATACCCCTAAGTCTGGAACGCCTCCTCAGGTTTCGAAACCTGTCTCTCCTCCTGCTGATGATGTGGATGCCTTCATGGATGAGATCCTCGCCAAATCTGGGACCGAGGATAAGGAAGAGACTCCAGAGAATCTTGAATCAGAAGAGATTCCTAAAGAGGTAGAGGAGTTCAAAGGAAACACTTCTATCCCTACTTCGTCTTTAGATGAGATTCTCGATGAGATTGGAGACCAACCAGAGTCTCCCTCTACCCCTAAGAAACTGCCGTCTCCGACGAAGACTGACCTAGAGATTGACGCTCATCTCGATGACTTCACAGACCACATTTCAGGACCTGCTGAGACGGACCCAAAAATCGACACGAGTCTCGATGAAATACTAGACATGTTCTAGGCTCGTAGGGTGTAAGACACATGCGCGAGGGTGTCACTCATTAACGGAACGACCTACACCTCGTATCAGGAGAGACAATCATGAGTTTTTCAGAGTTCGGATTTGGTGAGGGCGACGAGAACATTGGTTCCAAGACCAAGCGATTCAAGGCCAAAGAAGGTGAGAAGTACCGTGTTTCATTCATCTGGTGGCCCGGGATTGAGACCGGTAAGCCCAACATGGACGCGGCTACGCCGAAGTTCATCGGTTGCAAGCGTCTCTTCCTCCAGGGTGTTGGCTACTTCATTGACAAGGGTCCGGATTTCGTGAAGATCGCTGGTACTCCATCGAAGATGCAAGTTGCGACCTTGATTTGCAAGTGGCCTACCGATGAGAAGGGGGCCGTGGACAAGGGTCGATTCCAGAACGGCGAGTACTCGGTCATGCCGTGGATCATCTCGATTGACAAGTACCGCAACATCGAGCAGAACCACCGCGAGTTCCCGCTTGGTCAGCACGATCTTTCGCTCGCCTGCACGGATACGCAATACCAGAAGATCACGATCTCACCGTGTCGTGAGAATCTCTTTCGAAAGCTCTATGAGAAGGATCCTGCTGGTGTCGCTGCAAAGATCATCACGGAGGCTCAAGAAGCGATCAAGGAGATTGGCAACGAACTTGCCCAGGATCTGACTATCGATCAGATCCGTGAAAGGCTCGGTCGTCAGGGCGGTGGGTCCGGTCCCAGTGGTGGTGGCATCGCATCGTCAGACACCAAGCAGTTCGACTCCATGCTGGACGACATCCTCGGGTGATCTGACTACTTAGTCGGTGTGTACAGATATTGTAGGAAGGCAGGGTTAGGATTTTATCCTGCCTTCCTAACGCCCTAACCTATGAGGGTTATGATGCTGGCTGATGATACCCTACTAAAGGATGGGGGTATCTACGTCATACGCTTGTCAGATATCCATTATTATGGGGGTCGAACCAAGTGTTTTCAGACTAGGTGGGCGGTTCACCGTCGTTTGCTTCAAGAAGGTAAACACTTCAATCCTTATGCTCAATCCGTTTACGACAGGTACAGAAGGTTTGAGCCTGAGGTTGTGTGTGTCCTTTCTGTAAGGGAACAGCGGGAGGCCGAACGGGAGTGGTTAATGGATCACTTTGATGATCCTGTATGTGTAAATCTCTCCAGGTCTCCTGATGGGGTTCATGTTGGATACCATCACTCTGAGGCTACTAGGTCCAAGCATCGTCGTCCAGTTCACACCCCAGAATCAAAAGAGAAGTGTCGGCAAGCAGCTAGTTTACCTCGTCCTAACTACACCCCTCATCTCCACACGGATGAGAGTCGTGCAAAGTTGTCTACTTCATTGAAACGAGTGTGGGGATTGGAGAAAGCTGTTGGGATCAAACGTAATGGGTTCTCTGGATTTCATACCCCTGAGTCCCGAAAGAAAATGTCTGAAGCGAAGTTGGGTAGGCCTCATCCCCGCAAAGGATCGCCTAAAACCGAGGAGCAGAAGGCTCTCCAAGCTCAAAAGATGCGAGAGTGGTGGTCTGATCCTAAACGGAGAATAGTGGCCTCGGCGAGGCAAAAGGGCCGTCCTGCGACAAAGGGTATGAGGGGTCTGAATCATTCATCTGAAACTAAGCAGAAGATGTCAGAGGCCAGAAAAGCATACTGCGCAAGACAGAAGTCTACATCGTCATGATTGTACTAGGAATTGATCCTAGCCTTACTAATTACGGTTGGGCTATTCATGACAATTCGTACCCCGTAAAAAATACTTTCCGATGTTCTGCTCGGGGTAGGTTTCGAACTCCTGCCAACATGGAATTCATCGTCAGGTACATGTCGATGCGAGACTCGCTTCGATCCTTGATTCAAGAACACAAACCTGACCGAGTGGGTATTGAGTATCCCATATTCTCAGCCATGTTTTCGGAGGGGATGTATGGCCTATTCCTTTACTCCTGTGAAGCTTTGCTAGCAGAACAGAAAGACGTGGTGTTCTTCTCGCCTGGGCAGGCTAAGGCTCATGCTCGGGAGTCTTTAGGCCGCCCCAAAGGCTGGAAGATGCTCAAGTCGGACATGGTAGCGGCTGCGAAGTTCGACGCGGGTCCGGGCAAGTGGAATCACAACGAGGCTGATGCCTATCTGATCGCTCGGTTGGCCGCTCGCTTCTGGGATTTCTATGAGGGGCACATTGAAGAAGCTGCTCTTACTCCTGTAGAGCGTAAGCAGTTCCTACTGATCCACACTTTCCAAAGAGGAAAACGTGCCGGACAGACGATCAAGAAAGGACTTCTCTATCGAGAGTCTGATCGTTTCTTCCGTTGGTCACAGGTTCCTTCTGAAACCCTACTGGCTCTCCAATAATCCAAGACGAGGTCCTTCCAATGAAAGCTTCCACGCCTGTCAAGAAGACATCGAAGACCGCAGCCCCTGCTAAGAATCTCAGTCCACTTGTCCGGGCTCGGGCTGCGCTCAAGGCGGTCTTGAAGGAGGATCATGTCACTCCACTGTCTGACAGTGTTCTCAAGGTTTCGATGCCCCATCTTCCTACGGGGTCTATCATCGTGGATTACCTGATCGGAGGTCGTCCAAACCAGTTTGGTGTTGCTCCATGTCCTGGTACGCCACGTGGGAGGATCCTCAATCTCTATGGAAATGCGGGTGCCGGTAAGACAACTCTGGCCCTCACCGCAGCGGCTTCTACCTGTAATGCTGGTGGGACTTGTGTCTACATTGACTGGGAGAATGAGGTAGAGCCTCGGTATGCAGCAGCCCTCGGAGTTCCGGTGAAGGATGAGAGCAAGTTCTTGCTCATGCAGCCGAACACGATGGAAGAGGGCATGAAGATCATGATCCAGATGGCCAGTGAAGGCGTGGATCTCATTGTCGTGGATTCGGTTGGAGCAGGTGTTCCAGAGGATCTCTATAACCGTCCACTTGAAGAAGAGGGTAATCAGGGTCGTATTGGTCTCATCGCAGCAAAGTGGTCTCAGTTTCTACCCAAGTACAAGGCCCTTATTTCTAAGAGTAATACAGCGGTCATTGGTGTCTCTCAGCTTCGTAAGACCATCTCAGGTGGACAGGGACCAGACTCGGCTGCACAGGGTGGTGAGGCGTGGAAGTTCTATTCCGCTGTCAGAATGATGCTTCGTGTCTACCAGAAGGAAAAGGGCAAGCAGTTCAATGCCCTCACTGGCAAGGTTGAGGATACGGTGATTGGTACGATCGTCTTGGCGAAGCTAGACAAGTGCAAGGTGAGTGACAGTGCTCACCATGAGGCAAAGTTCTACCTTCGGAGTGGTACTGGCATCGACAATCCACGCTCCGTAGCGGATCTCGCAGTCTCGTACAAGATTGTCGAGAAGAACGGTGGTTGGTTCGATTGGGCTGCTGCACCTGATGGCATGATCCACATTCAAGGCATGGATAACTTCGTCAAGACGATCTCGAAAGATAAGAAGGCCCTCAAAGCTCTTTTCGCACAGGTCATCCCCAAGCTAGCGGCGGCTCCGGTGTTCGATCGAGGTACGGAAGAAGAGGAGACTGTTGAAGTGACTGAGGATCTCTTCGATGACATTCTCCCCAAGAAGTCCACACCAACGAAGATAGAGGAGTTTGGAGAAGCTCCTGCGGCGTTCCTGTCCGATATCGAAGGTTCTGAAGAATCCGACTGATCTTGAATGCGAAAGATGGGTACTCTCCATCATGCCGTTCAGTGTCAGGATTCAGGATTTTCAAAGCATTGAGGACGTCTCCATCGAGGTAGACGGCCTCACTGTCATCACAGGTCCCAACAATTCTGGGAAAGCTCTAAGGAACGGAACTCTGGTTTCCACTCCGATGGGGTGGAAACCAGTAGAGGATCTTCTTCCCGGTGATCTTGTGATCTCAGGAGAAGGGACTCCAACCACAGTGCTTGGGGTTTACCCTCAGGGCAAGAGATTAACTTGGAGAATTGGATTTGACGACGGTAGGTCTGTCGTGGTGGATGGGGAGCATCTGTGGACGACAAGCATTGCAAGTGATCGCTTTAATTCACTGAGAAAGCCTAAGTTCAAGGAGCACCCACAACGCTGGAAGACGTTGACTACAATTCAGATCTTCAAACGGGTTGGGGCATCTCCCAAAGGTCAGATGCGCCCCTCCATACCTACGGCTGGCCCGGTTCAGTATATCCCACAGAAAATCAAGTTAGATCCTTACCTTCTTGGTGTCTTACTGGGAGATGGCTCGATGAGTGTCTCCAGAGGTGGTGTGGGGGCTAATGAGTGTCGTAGACTTGGTATCACAGTAACTTCTGAACACAAGTTTGTTCCTGATACGTACAAGTACAATACGGTTGATGTTCGTCTTGCAGTTCTTCAGGGACTTTTGGATACAGACGGGACAGTTGAGAAAAGCACAGGAGGAGTGACCTTTAGCACCTCTTCTTCAAAGTTAGCTGACGATGTGGCTGAGCTTGTCTATTCATTAGGGGGTAAGGTCCGTAGAAGAATCCGGCATCCTCATTACAGGTATCTGGGAGAGCGCCGGGAAGGATTACCTTCCCATTCTCTCTGTATCCGTCTTTTGGGGGTTGACCTGTTTCGCCTCACTAGAAAGTTGTCTTTGGTTCGTGCACCAAAACGTCGAAATGACCCCTTGATTGTTTCCATTTCCCCTGCTGGTTTGGCAGAGTGTACATGTATAGAGGTTGATCACCCTAGTAGCTTGTATCAGATTGAGGGTCATCTAGTCACACACAACACAGCTTTGATCAGAGCTATCTTTGGGGCCTTCACCAACGCACGGGGAATCAAGTTTGTTCGTCATGGGAAGACTAGCTCGAAGGTGGAGCTAGTCTTCTCTGATGGGCGACGCCTTTTCTGGGAGAAGGGCGAGAAGGTCAACCGCTACGAACTCGACGGCAAGGCGCTCAACCGTGTCGGTCATGGGGCTCCACCTGAGACAGCTACGCTTGGGGTGATGCCAGTTGAAGCGGCTGGTCGTGAGTTGTGGCCTCAATTCGCTCATCAGTTCGTGGGACAGGTGTTCCTGTTGGATGAGCCTGGGTCTGTTCTTGCGGAAGCTGTTGCCAACGTAGACAAGGTAGGGGTGTTGAACGAGTCCTTACGGCTCGCACAGTCTGATCGTCGATCAGCAGCTACAGAACTCAAGATTCGCCTCGAAGATGTGGTGAAGCATGAAGCTGCGTTGCTTCGGTTCGAGGGATTTGACGATGCTGTGGGTCATGTTCAGAAGGCTGAGACACTTCGGAGTCAGGTTGCGAGGGATCGGGAGTTACTAGATCAGGTTAGGGGCTTGAAAATCCGATGGGTATCAGCCACGGAATCTGTGAAGGCTCTCCTTCCAGTACGATCTCTTCCAATCGTAGATGACGTTCTTGTGGAGCGGGTGAAGAAAACGCGGTCTGCGTTGGATTGGGCGTCTTTGACTGCGACTCGTTTGCGACGTGCCCAAGAAGAACGTGACCAAGCGGAGGATGCGACACAGAAGGTGAAATCCTTGACTCTTCCTGACCCCCAGCCGGTCCAGGAGGCTCTTCAACAGTTGGAGGCTGTTACAGGGCTCCGGAGTCGGTTGCGCTCGATGCAAGACTCGGTAGATGCCCTAAGATCCTCCTTGGTCAAGATCCAAGCCGACCACACTACCTCGGAAGCTGAGGTACAGTCTCTTTTTGGAGAAGCGGGTCAATGTCCTTTCTGTGGAGCCCAACATGAAGCCAATTCTTGCTAGTCTCTCGTTTGTAGTCCTCGCGATTTGCATGAGTGGATGCCCCCACCTCCCTCCTCCGAGTGGGTGTGCTCCACGATCGTCAAAGTGTGAGAACGATCGGCCATTCGTCTGTTCGGGGTCCCAGCGGTGGACCCAGGTGGGAGATACGACATGTGCTGATGTTGGAGGCGTCTGCTGCATGACATCAGATGGCGTCCATGCTTGTGTCCAGCAATCTGCTTGCGTAGGAGAAGGCCAATGACCGTCGATTACAACAAGGTTGCTCAGGCGTTTTCCGCTCACATGTGTCAGAAGTTTGGAGCCTCTGTCCATCACAAGGAGGACGCCTTTGTGATGAAGGCCATTGCGTGGGGGATGGACTTGGGGAAGTTCGTTGGGATGACAGGATTGGCCTCCAGTGACCAATTCATGACTCACTACACGACGACAGTGGGCACCGACATTTACATGCCCAAGATGCATCGGGACAATCCTATGGTTTTCATCGAGGTGCTCACTCATGAGTGTCAGCACGTCATCCAGTTCAAGGCGTCTGGCATTGAGTTCGCGTGGCTTTACCTCAAGGAGCCTGAGGCGCGAGTCAAGTACGAGTCTGATGCCTATGCAGCAGGCATTGCTATCCAACAATGGTTCATGGGAGTCACCCCATGGAACGGGGCTGACAGTGCGGTGCAATCGCTTGTGGCTGGTTACCACCTTCAGCAGCAAGATGCTGACTTGGCGGCAGACATCCTCAAATCGCACATGGTTTCGCTCAAGAACGGGATCGTGATGAGTGGTGCAGCCCGTGAAGCGATCGATTTCTTCACGAAGAACTATCCAGAGCTTAAGGGCAAATCCTGAGTTGATGTGAGATCCAACATGACGATAGGGCGTAAGGTCCAGTCATGGCGATCTCTCTTCTTTGGCGTACGGACGTTCATCTGTCCGACTACACGCCGCGATCTCGCAAGGATGACTGGACTGCCACCGTTCTTGACAAGCTCACTCAGATTGGAGTCCTCGCTCGCAGTGTAGGAGCAGATGCTATTCTGGATGGTGGGGACTTCTTTGATCTCAAGAGCCCCACTCGGAATTCCCACACTCTTGTCCGGCAGGTCATTGAGGTCCATCGCAGCTATCCTTGTCCCGTCTATGCAAACGTCGGGAACCATGATTGCGTGTACGGGGACTACTCGTTCCTTCCTCAGCAGCCGTTGGGGGTTCTCTACGAGTCAGGTGTGTTTCGGCGTTGCTACGACGAGCACGAGGCTCTCTTTGAGAATGGTGGGGTGAAGGTCCGGGTCGTCGGAGTTCCCTACCATGGGACCAAGTATGATCTTGATCGGTTCAAGCGTATCAAGAAGGGTGATGAGAACTACCTAGTGGTCATCGCCCACGTCTTGGCTTCACCGTCTGGCGGAACTCTCTTTGAGTCAGAGGACGTGATCAAGTACGCGGACCTCGATGGGTTAGATGGAGACCTATTTGCTTTTGGTCACTGGCATAAGGACCAGGGGATCTCTCAGACACCAGGTGGCAAGACTGTTGTAAACGTAGGTTCTCTCACGCGGGGTTCGATTTCTCAGGATGACCTAGATCGAATCCCGTCAGTCGTTCATCTTCAGTTCTCTGACAGGATCATCACTGACAAAATCAATCTCCGTTATGTCCCATCTTGTGAAGTCTTTGATGTTGAGGCTAGAGACATATCTAAGATACGGGAGAACATGATTGAGGAGTTTGTTGGTAACATCAAGACAATCCTCACTGCTAAATCTAACAAGTCAATCCGGGATGCTATTCGAGACCTGCCTAATGTTTCGGACGAGGTGAAGGAACAAGCACTTCTCTACGTAGAGAAGGCCGGCGGGTGAATCTACAAGACTGCTCGGTATTTTTCGATGATGCGGAAAAGAGACGCGCCGCTCGACAGACCGCGTTTTCCATGTCGTAGGTTCTGATCGTAGTTTGGCCAGCTTTCGTCAGGTTTGTCAGGTACGGGATTCTTGTCCGAACATGTTGGATATTTCCCATGGAGAGCAAAGTAGTTTTTGACGTCTGCCAGAATGGACTCAACGGATAGTTTCGAACGATGGGTGTTCCAACCCTTTCGTGCATAGTTTGGCAACTTTCGTCCGCGTCGGGGTTTTGTTTCTTTGATGTTTGAGGGGTCTGGCAGGCGGTTACCCTGCTGGTTGGCTGTTACTCGGGCACACAAGTTGATAAAATGTTCCTGTTCGTACTGTTGTTTCATGAGATTGATGTCCTTGTGAACCCATTGGATATTGTCTGGGAGATATCCTTTCGTACTGTCAATGCGATCTACAGACGCGGAATGACGATCAGAAGTTATCGCACCTAAGTGAATTGGCAGGCCAGACAGTTTACAGCGGTGGTCCTGATTTTCCAGGACTCGCCAAAGGTCATTGATGGTGATCTCAAACGTGAATCCTCGAAGGAGGGCACCTTTCCGTAGGGAACTGTAGTAGGATGCTGACAGATCACCACACCCCTTCCAGTTGGGGCCTGGTTGACACCCACAGCTATTTACCTTGTTTCGTAGTGCTTCGTAGCGAAGATGAATGGTGTTGCCGCAGTCACAGCGGCAAACTGCGTGTGTTTTATCCGCAATCCTCTTGAATGCAATTATGGTGAGAAGATTAGATCGGTCGCCTACTTGAAGTTTCCTTGGTCTGCCCATTTGGAGTGCCCTAGGTCGATGGTTACGGTCTATTGACCTTGGGCGTATAGATGCGAAAACGCGGAGTTGGGTAGTGTAGGCTTGAGGGTATCCGGTAATGTCGAAACAGAAACCACTCTACTGGAGTCCCTTTTTAATGTATGATGATTGCCCCCAGCATTATCTCTGGTCTAATGGGCATTCTACGATTGATTTAGGTCGCGGTCCCGGACGTGGGAAGCTCATTCCCGAACCACGGAAGTCCGAACATCACGCGCTCATGGGTCAGGTCATCGCGAAGGCCGTTGAGTCTCTCTACAACAACGAGTTGTGGAAGGACCCACCTCATCTCGTGAGTCGGTTGGAAGAAATCGTTCGTAAGGATTTCGCCATCCAACTGGTCAAGAGTCACATCGTTTGGTCGGAGTCTCTCAATCCCAAGTGGGATGAGGCTGCTCCTCGTGAGGTTCTTCTCCAGACGTGCTTGGATGGAGTTCTCAACTACCTCAAGACGATGAAGCGTAATAGGCTCCTAGGCCCCTACGCTCGATCTGAAGTTGAGTTGTTTGGGTACTTGAACAAGTACATACCTATCGCAGGTCGTCCCGACATCATTCTTCGTCGTGAGGATACTGGACTCACAATCCTTGATGGAAAAAACTCTTCAACGCCTGGTAAATACACGAACCCGGACCAACTAAAGTGGTATGCGCTCTGCTATTACTTAGCGTACCACGTGTTGCCAGATCGTTTGGCGTTCGTGTATTTCAGGTTCCCTGAGAGTTGTCCCCCCAAGGATTACAAGGATGACCCGGAGACATGGACTGGATTGGTGGAAGTACCTTTCACCAAGGATGATCTCAAGAGCATCTCCCATCGGGCTATTGAAATGCACAAGGCAATCACGAAGGAGCTTTTCGATCCTACGCCGAATGCCAAGTCGTGTCAGTTCTGTGACTTCCAAGAAGTCTGTGATGCTCGCATTGAGCAGAAGGCTGTAAACGCTCGAAAACCGAAGGCTCCGAAGACTGACGCAGAGGTTGCTTTGGCCTCTTCTACTGGAATCATGGATCTTGGATTTTTTGTGGGTCCAAACGCTGACTCAAAACCGTAAGGTGCCATGGTGTCCGACGTGAAGCTCCGAATCGAAGCTGCAATCAAGCGTCGAGATGAACTCAACGCTCAGAAGGAACGTACTCTCGGTAGGCTGGAAGAAGCGGAGAAAAATCTCGAAGCTCTTCGTGTCGAGTGTCGTGCGAAAAATGTGGATCCCGATGGTCTGGATGACACTGTCTCTAAGTTAGAGAAGGCTCTCGTAGCTTCTGTCGTGAATCTGGAATCGCAGATTGCCATAGCAGAGAAGGCCATCAAACCCTACACGCAATCGTGAGAGAGTGAGTCTCAAATGATCTTCAGTGTGTCCAAGCGCGATCTAGAATCCGCGCTCAAGGTGGTTAGCCACACCGTTGCTATGGGAGGCAGCGACATCTCTTCCCATTACCTTTTTCGGCAGACTGCGGCTGGATCGAGGACGTTAGAGATCCTTGCCTACAATGGACGGGTTTTTGCGTCCTGCCCAATTGTTGCCGCCTTCGAGGAAGAGGGCAAATCCTTCACGGTCGAAGCGAAGCGGGTTCACTACCTACTTGGTGCTGTGGCAGACGATGCCGTACTGAGGGTTTCCAGTACGGGTGTGGGAGAGGCCACTATCAGCACAGGCAAGGGAAAGAACATCTTTGCGAGTCTTGACCCAGACCTCTTCCCGTATTGGGATGAGGTTCTAGCTTCTGCGCAGAAGACGGCAACGATCTCTGCGGAGCGTCTCAACATGGCTCTCACGCACTCCAAGACCTTCATCTACGATCAAGAATCGAAGGCTCCTCATCTGTGCGTAGCGGAGTTTCGGAAGGGTTGTCTTTACGCCACCGACCAGATGGCTGTCAGCATCGTTAAGGTCATGGGGATGGAAGAGTCTACCATCCGTATCTTTGGCAAGGACTGTGGAGCAGTGACAGCGTTCCTCTCCACCTTCAAGGATGCTGACGTCGAAGTCTGGGAGGATGACCGAGCCTTGTTTCTCAAGCGTGGGGATGGGGCAGTCTTTGGCGAGAGCAGATTTGCCAGTCGATTTCCAGACATCGCAGTGGACTGGTCCATCGAGGATGATCACTGGGTCGATCTTCCGAAAACTGAGATTGCGAACGCAGTGAAGTTTCTCGCTTCTGGGGCTCGGTGGGAAGACACCCTTCTGAGGATGGTCGTTGGTGGTAATGGGTCTGTGACCCTTTCTATGAATGCAGCCAACGGGAAACCCATCTCTTTGGAGGTTCGGGCTATCGCGCAGGGATCGCGAAGTGATGACGTGCCGACCTTGCCTGAGGATGGGTTTCCGATCTCCAATGTTTATGTCTCGAATCTCCTGGAGCACTATTCTGGAGACACCATTCGTTTTGGGATCAGCAAGAAGGGCAAGGGAGGTTGGATCCGTGTGAAAGACGAGAGGGATAAGGACACCTACCTCACGACTGTCGCATGGCTGAAGACCTCCTGAGACTGCTGACCGAGGAGACTGCAAGGATCCTCGGTCGTAGGGATGCTACACGGAATGGTCTCAAAGAGGCCCAGGTTTCCGTTCGTGCGTTAGAGGAACGAGCCGATCTTCTGGACCTGGTGGCGGCCCTAATCCGGTCACTCATCGACGCAGAGATCACAGAGGGTGTAAAAGCCATCGAAACCCTCCAGACCGAAGGTGTACACGCTGTCTTTGATGACCAAGAGATCAGTGTCCGGGCTGACGTTGAGGTACTGCGTGGCAAAGTTAATGTGTCTCTTGTCACCATACAGAAGCAGGAAAATGGAGACAATATCGAAGGCGTGAGCCTAGAGGGGTTTGGTGGTGCGGTTTCGACTGTTCAGTCCGTACTTCTCCGTCTGGCACTCATTTTCAGGCGTGGGCTGCGACCCGTGCTGTTTCTTGACGAGAGCCTTCCAGCGTTTGACGAACGGTATGTTCTCAACATGGCAGCCTTTCTCAAGACTCTTTGTGCCAGGATGGGTGTGGATATTCTTCTTGTGACTCACAACCCGATCTTGGTGGAGGCAGCAGACCGGGCCTATCGAATTCGTCGTGAACATGGTCACGCAGCCTTCCAGCAAATCCGGTGATGAATTGAGACCTGAGGGACAGATCAAACACAAGCTCGCTCAGGTGCGGTTTCGTCACCTGAAGAGAGAGATTCGCAATGGTCTGTCTCGGAAGTCCTCTAACTGTCAGTTCAATGGGACAATCGATCTTCCTGGGCGAGAGAGTGTTGGTGTGTGCCTCTACAAAGCAGAGGACCCTGCGGTTTGGAACGGCGGAGCTTGTGACGAATCCATCAGTGACCGAGCTACGAAATGCCATCTGTTCCAGTGCTTGAATACCAAAGACCTGATTCGGGATGAGTTCGATTCCTTTTTGGAGAAGGCAGATCGAGCGCGTATCGCTCAGCGGTATCCAGACATGGCAGCACTTCTTTGGGTACTCGATCTTGAGAAGGCCGATGTTCTGTCTGACATTGAGGATGAAGAGGACGAGTACGTAGATCCGGTACCGGACCCAAAGGGTCCTGAGACAATTCTTGAACCCTCCTTAAGTCTAGAACCAACTTCAGGGTCCTTACCGGTGATCAGAACTGGATTCCTAGAAAGATTGTTTCGATTTTGGGCTAGGATTGTTAGGGTTGTTAGTCATGGGTGATCTCCTACAACGAGTATCCATGATGGCTCCTACTTTGAAGAAAGCCCCACTGTTGATCGAAGTACCTGTCAATGGGAAAGGGGCCCCATTCCTTATCAGTGGTATGCGGGATTGGGTTTGGGTTGAAGGATCTCGAACAGGTATCTTGCGATCTGCCGTGCGTTCTGGGTCTACTCCTGAGGACATCTTCGTTCAAGTGGTGAAAGAAGTTCTACGAAAAGGAATCCTTCACAATTGGGGAAACCACCTGGTTTTCTCCAATGAAGGTCTTCAAGAGGCTGTCGAGTATGTCACGTCTTTCGGCATTGAAGAACTTGAGGTGCTTGTTCCTGTTGGGTTCACTCTCCAGTCTCCTAAGGGAGTAACTCTTTCTGAGTCTCCGTGGGTACCTTCGGACAGAGCGGTAGTAGTGCCAGTGGATCGCACTTACCTGGGGATGCTGGGGACATTTGGTGTCGGGTTCTACACAGTGGTCCTTCACAATCCGAGTCGCGGGATGGCGGTGTTGGGGGACTGGTGACTTCTATCACGTCGTGGTTGGTAGATCATTTCAGTTCTCTATCTCTCTCTGAAGAAGCCGAAGGGTATCTACTGGGACGGGGGGCTACACCAGAAGCAATCCATAGATTGGGGTTTGTAGAGTGGGTTCCAGCTAGTACAGAGACTTCAAGCACTCAGTTCCGAGCACGATATAGGTCTCGTGGGGAAGCCCTGTCTGGGATGTTGGCTTACCCACTTCGGTCTCCTGTTGGAGACTTGATCGGATTTGAAGCTCGTGCGATGGGGGAAAAGCGCATTTCTGAATTCAGGACGCCAGAGGCAGAGTGGAATCCGGTATTGGTCAATGCTCCTGAGGCAGCTAGAAAGCTCTGGAGTGGTGGATCTGTCTGGGTGACCGAAGGCGTTTTCGACATGCTTGCATTGGAATTGGTCGTTCCTGTTGAGGATGTTGTTATCTCAACGCTTCGCGCTGGACTTTCGAGACGGCATGTAGAGTTCATCTCTAGGTTCTGTCGTAACCGGGTCTACATGGTCTACGACAATGACGAGACTGGGCGTAAAGCAACTCTCGGTTGGAAGGACGCGACGACTGGGAAGTATCGACCTGGAGCGCTTGATCTTCTTCGGAAGGCAGGGCTCACGGTCATTGACTTTCGGTATCGAGGCAAAGATCCAGGTGAGGTTTGGTCCTCAGGTGGTATTCACAAACTGCGGCATGTGTTTCTAGGAGAGCCAACATGAGTAATGACGTATGGGAAGCTGGCAAAGACGTGATGGACATCGTCCACAATCACATCGCGAAATACCACCCCAACTTGGCGATGGTAGATGGTGACATCGCTGTTCTCTTCAGGACTAAGGCGTCGAAGAAGGGTGGTCAGGTCATCCTCGGGTCGAGCAAAAAGGCTCCGGCGATCCTTGATGTTCTCGGCAAGGACACCTACAAGTTCATCTTGGAGATTGCTTCGGATGAGTGGACTCTCCTGTCCAACACTCAACAGGGCGCTCTCATCGATCATCTTCTCTGTGCGTGTCGTGTCGATGAGGATCCCAAGTCCGGAGAGGCCAAGTTCTCCATTGCTCCCCCAGATGTGCAGTTCTACTGGGGTGAGTTGGAGCGAAACGGCGACTGGCGTCCACGTCCTCAGCAGGAAGCCGGGGCTAGCATGGACATCGAAGAGATGATCGGTGGGAAGAACACAGCCAAGCCAGGTGGCAAGAAGGCCACTGTCAAGGGCAAGGTCAAAGACGACAAGGCTGAGACCGCTGACGAGGTTGATGATCTCGCATAGTATCAGGTCAGGACTTCTGAGACTTGTCTTACAGTTTGATTCACACACACACACGAGGTTTGATCATGAGTGCATCAGGTTACGAGATTCGTCATTCCATTCTCAATGAGGCTCGTGAGATGTCTTACGAGCAGTGGCACAAGGCGATGGAGATTGAGCAGGTGTCTGCTGAATTCGAGAAGCGGGTTCCAAGACTCCTCCCTGCTCCGACTTTGGATGAGATCAAGAAGCTCGCAGAGGGCCTCTATGAGTTCGTCCAGACTAAGTCCTGAGCTACTACTGCGCGTCTGAACTGAAGGGGGAGGGGTCGTTCCCGTCTCCCCTTCGTTCTTGTGGACTTCGATCTTCATACGTCAGGTTAGGGACGACAAAAGTGTCACTCGATACCCGCTATAGGCCACTCACCTATGATGATGTGTTAGGGCAAACGAGTACCATTCAGATCCTTCGCCAATACGTGAAATCTGGTGCTGGCTTTTCCCAGTCGTACTTGTTTGCCGGTCCTTGGGGGTCTGGCAAAACGACTCTGGGTCGGATTCTTGCTCGGTCCTTGCTTTGCGCTACTCCGACTGAGGGGGCGGCGTGTGGTGCCTGTGTCTCGTGCCAGTCCATATTGGCGGGAGGGTCCTCAGAGAATTTCTTTGAGATCGATGCAGCCACCAACAGCGGCAAGGACTCAATTCGTAAAATCGTCGAGGAGATCCAGTATTCGACCTTCTCAGGTAAGCGGCGTATCTACCTCTTCGACGAATGCTTTACCGAAGATGCTCTTCTTGTGACACCAGAGGGGACACGGTCAATTCGGGATCTCGTGGAGTCTCAGTATGCGGGGATGGTCCTTTCGTACGACGTGACGACTAGAAAGTCTGTGTGGGCACCCCTTGAAGGGTGGTTTGATCAGGGGGTGAGGGACACAGTTACACTGACCTTTGACAATGGGGTGACTGTGACTGTGACTCGTGAGCACCTATTTTACACAACCAATCGTGGTTGGGTAGAGGCAGGCAACCTCACGGACGAGGATGACGTAGTTGATAACTTGGTTATGCGTCCACCACCTTAGAGGTGGATCGATGGGCGTACTAACGTGTGCGTGTGGTTGCGGTACTGAAATCAGTCCTTTAGGGCTCAATGGGAAGCCTCGAAGATTTCTTCAGGGTCACCAGACTAAGAATCGTAGTACAAAGGGGACGCCAGAATATTGGGTATTGAGGTTGCGAAAGCTCAACACCCGTGCGGGGGTGTGTCTGTGTGGGTGCGGTGAAAAGATCACTGTCAGTCTTGAATGGGTGCAAGCCCGCGCATCCAAAAGTTGTGTGTATCTACCTAGATACTTAGACGGCCACATGCCGAAGGTTTCGTGCGGTTGCGGGTGCGGCACTCTTGTACCTGCCTTCGATGACAAGTACCAGCCACGTTCCTATGTGCCAGAGCATGCGGGGAAGGCCGCAGCAGGTATCTTGAAAGTGGACTGGGAAGGGAGGGTTCGGGATTGGAATGCTGTGGCTCCACTTTGTGCTTGTGGGTGCGGTCAGAGACTGACCCGGAATTTGAGTCAGCTTCGTTCTCAATACAAGGATGTCAAGTTCATTGTTGGACATAATGAACGCAGGGCCTGTGTTACGGAGTTGAGTGGGGTGGAGTGGTCTATAATCCTTGGTTCATTATTGGGGGACTTGTCCATCACTAGGTCTTATCCGGGATCAACTCCACGTTTGCAGTTTACACATAGTATGGCTCAGGTTGAATATGCACGGCATAAGACAGAAGTACTGTCTCGATTAGGTTGGGACTTTGTGTCGGGTGTCCCTACAAGCGGGTACAAAAAGGGTGGGTTGGGTTGTCGGGGTTCTTCTTCTTGTATGCCTGTCTTTGAGTCCGTATGGGAACTGACTCGGGGTGGCGGCTCCAAGAGACTTACGCAAGGGTGGCTAGATCGTTTGGATGATAGATCCATGGCTTACTGGTACATGGATGACGGCTCTGTTTCCTGGTCTAAATACAATGGTAATTTGAATCAAATCAGTTTGCACACTGAGGGGTTCACTAGGATGGACAACGAGTCCTTGGCTGCTTGGTTGGGTACAAGGGGCGTTCGAGGTGTAACGGTTTCTACGACTAAAGGATACCCCTACCTGTATTTACCCAGGGAAACTGCGGAATCGTTTTTGAGTCTGGTCAGACCTTATGCCCACTCTTCCATGAGCTACAAGTTTTTCGCCGCTGAGAGGGATCATGGCTCGTCTAGTCAGTCGATCTAGTTCAGCACCAGCCAGGGTCTTTGATGTGTCAGTGAAAGGTACTCATACCTTTTTCGTGACCTCTGATGGTGCTTCAGGTTCAGTGTTGGTTCACAACTGCCATAGGTTGTCTCCTGATGCTCATGATGCCCTCCTTAAACCAATGGAGGACTGCGTCCCTGGGACACAAGATAAGTCTCTCGTCTGCCTCTTCTGCACTACTGAGCCCGAGAAGATGCGTGCAACGATCCTCTCCAGGTGTGCTCCTGCATTTCTCATCAAGCCTGTCACTCCAGAACAGATTGCAGATAGGCTCACGTTCGTATGCGACGCAGAGAAGATTCCCTATGAGAAGGACGCTCTTACTCTCATTGGAGAGTTGACTGAGTGCCACATCCGAGACGCCCTCAAGGCCATTGAGGGCGTCTCAATGCTTGGGCAAGTGAACAGGTTGAATGTAGCCAAGTACCTTCACTTGGATTCTCATCTTCTAGTCCTTGAAATTCTGGCTCTGATCTTGGAAGACCTCCCGGGTGCGCTCCGTAAGACTTCGGAGCTTCTCACCACCACTAGTCCGACTACTTGCTACGAGAGCCTCACAGAAATGGCGATGTTAGCGTACCGGGTTGGTATTGGGGCGGGGACGCCTCCGAGCTATCTTGATGTCAAAGTTGTCCAAGAGATTGGAACGCAGGTAGGCGCACGTTTGCTTTCCTATGCGAGTCGTTTTTCGTCCCGTCCTGGAAGACCTACGGCTTCCATGCTTTTGTGTGACGTGGCCCAGCTTCATCAGGAAGCTGTCACCCCTCCTCTTTTGTTTGCTCAAGCAATCATTCCCAGCACTCAGAAGCCTGAGACTTCTGATTCGCGAGGTAATGTAAGGTCTGGGGACAAGCCGAAGATAGTGGACAATGTGTATGTCCATCCCAGGGCTGTCAAAACTGTAGATGAAACCGCACTGCCTCTACTTTCAACACCTTCTCACGAGCTTCAACCGCTGGAGTTTTTCCGTCTCGTGAAGATGCGCGCGGCAGAACTGAAGGAATTGAAACGGGATGGACGTGCGGGACAAGACGACTTGGGTAGCTCTGGAGCTAACCAAGGCGGGTGAGCAAAAGGCGATTGACGGCACGCTTGCGTCTACTCTCCGCTCTAATCTTGGAGTTCCTGACTCTCACCAGATTTTCGTTCCCTACGCTTCCTATTCGAAGGGAGGCCGGTCAGTCTCTGTACGCCTCATCGAGGGCTATGCCTTCGTGGCGTCCGGGTTGGTAGAGACCCGGTACTTCGCGCTCGAACGAGGACCGTTTGTGGAGCGGGTGATGTCTTCGAAGGGCGCGCATAACATGCGAGTCCTACAGACGGTTCCAGACCAACGGATCCGGGTACTGATGGATCAGTTGAGGGAACAGGTGTCTTCTGACCTCGAAATTGGGGCAAGGGTCAAGATCACTGGGGGGAACTACCTGCACTTAGAGGGTGTCATCGTGGATTTGATGGATGACCGGGCCGCAGTTCGAATCAAACTTCGATCACTCGACGTAGTGGCGTTCCTACCTAAAGTTTTCATTGACGTGATTGCTGAGGAGGGGGAGAATAGGGGTGTCAATGAGGATGCTCTTGACATCGCCATTGATCCGGAGTTCATTCCGGAGGACTGAATCTCCAAATCTGAGGTCAGGATGAAGAAGTCTAATCGCAGTTTTCATGGATCTGCTATGGACCCTGACGCCGTTTTCTCCGAAGAAGACTCTCTTGCTTTCTTCGGATCTGTCTTCACGGAGCCTGACGAAGACGACCTCAAGATGATGGAAAAAGTCCGTACCATGCTCGATCTCTTGCCTCCTGTAGAGGCCGATTTCGTTGAAATGTACTTCTTTTGGCACATCAAGCAGACCGACATAGCCTCAATCTTTGGTGTCAGTCAACCGACGGTCTGTTACCGGCTCTATCGAGCGATTGACCGAATCAAGTTCCTTCTGACCTTGCCAAAGGTGGACACGGACAAGATGAGAGCCGATCTCTCACGGTTCATGTCTGATCCCATGGACATCGACATTATGATGTACATGTATGAAACTACTTGCCAATCCGAATCGGCAAAGCGGCTCAAGGTCTCGCAAGGGCTGGTTCGGCATCGATTCATCAGGTCGATCAAGAAGATGCAGGCGTTCGAGTCGATGCAGCTTTATTCCAGTATTTTTGCAATGATCGCAAGCAATCTGAACATTATGCGAGAGGTTCGTCGTCGGAGATCCTCTTCTCGCATCGATTGCGTGATCGACTGACTGACTGACTCCAGACGTTTTCCCCCCTATCCCCTCGTAACGGGAGAGGGATATCTGTGAAGTCTGAGGTCCGAATCGCCCTGGCTCACACGGTTGCAAACCGGTGGCTTAATGAGGTTTCTCGTAAGGAGTACCGTTTTTCGGTCTTCCCTGGCTCTGGGAAGACCGAGATGGACATGAGACTCCTTGCTGGAAGCCTTCGATTTTGGAGAGACGGCAAGGCCAGAATTGCTGCTGTAGCTTCAATCTCGGACTTGGGAGTGAAGGAATCGACGAGCAATTCCATTGAGGTTTGGGCCTCCGATTGTGACGCTCTCAGGAAGCTTGCTTC